GTCACCACCCCATACGATGGAAATGTCAAGCTCTTCTGCTGCATCCTTCATGGCTTCAGCCATAGTTTCAAACCTATCTAAGTCTTCCCAATCTACAGGCCAAGGAACCATGTCTACAGCATGACCTGTGATGTGTCTTGAGTTTAGTGTAGTTGACTTACCCTCTTTGAGTAACTGTCTCTGACGATCAATATGACGTATGCCTTCAATGACTGTGAAGTCTACCTCAGTGATCTCTATTGCTTTCTTCACTACAGCTTGCATATCAGGGTGTACTCCTGACAAGTTCTGTAAGCTACGTGTTCCTAGTTTGTATGCCATATTATTACTCCGTTGGTTTCGTAGGCCAAGTTATTGTTGAGGGAAACCCTGATTGCTGGGGGACATTCAATAGGTCTGTTCTGTATTGCGTCCATTCCGCACGTTTTGCATCTGTCATATCGCCCCACAATAAGGGGTTAGAAACTACTGGGTCAACTACAATAGAAAGTAACTTATCCCTCTCTCCTCGCGCCTCTATCGTCTTTGCCTCGGTTTTTCTGGCAATATCTTCGACCCAACCACCATCAATCCAATCGTGATAACAATCTGGACGCTGTGGGGTTTCGATAATTACATCTTCTGTTTCAAGGCTACTTATATATTCTGCATTTGAACTTACTGGAAACATCAGTTCAAAATATTCATTTTGAGTTACATTGAAAAAATACATGAATGCTCCTTACGTTAGACTTCCCAAAACAGTGCAGCTTCCAGTCGAGCTATTATCTTTATAAAACTTGCCTCCTACTGGGACAACAGTGCAACCTAGAATTTCGTTTCGATTATTATCCCTCCTTAAACCTACCCTTCGATAAGAATGGTTATTGCCAATTTTAACATATAAACTTCCATATCCACCTCCAGAAGTTTGCTCAAATACTACAATAAATACGGGGCTAGGCCCATTATTAGTGTAAACAGTATTCTGGGTCATATTAAATACACTGCTGCTAGAAAATTCACCAAGCGTAGATCGCTTAAATTCCGCATCAGTCTTTAAAACCACAGGATCTAAGCCCGACGTTTGGATCGTACCATAGACAACCCCAGTGCCACCCGAACCGCCATTACCGCGACTAGAGGACATACCAGAGCCACCCGCACCAATGGAAGAAATACTCAATGATACATTTGTTGCCCCAGAAATATCATAAGAGTTTGAAACATGAGAACCAGCGCCACCGCCAGCGCCACCTTTCCTTGGGGTTGTCCAAGCAGAAGCGTCACGCCCACCACCTCCGCCGCCGCCAGAACCAAGAGAACCCGATCCCCCTGTTTGACCAGCACCACCCCCATATCCTCCAGAAGCCCTAGAACTAGCTTCCCCTGCGTCACCATCCGTTTTAGCCGCACCGTAACCCGTACCCGCCGAACCTCCAGATGCTGTAACGACGTAGCTTCCCGCTTGAGCGCCACCAGTAATCGTTAGCGTGTAAGATGTATTCCCGCCCGATCCCGCTGATCCAGATTGGCTTTCCGCACCCGCACCCCCGCCGCCACCTCCGATTGCGTTAATAGTTACGCTTTGAGCGTTTGGGTTAGTACTTCCGCTCTTTATCAATATTGTCTGAGTACTTTGCCTATCAGATATAGAAACCGCGCCAGTAGATTGCTTTGTAATAACGGGTTGAATGAGCTTTGTCTGTTGAGGAGTTATTTCAATCCCATGCTCATTTGATGTGCCAGAATTAGATGTAGCGGTAAAAGCAAAGGCGTAGTTAGTTGCACCAGTTCCTGATGGGTTTCCAAAAAATATCCCATCTGAAATACTTGAATAATCAGACTTACCTATACGCCAAGCCGCTCCATCTAAAAGGTCAACATCTTTATTTATTATAAGCTGATCTGCGGTTATTTCATTTGCCGCCAGAGATTGAGTTAAAACCTCCTTAGATAGAACCAAAGGAGAAAATATAGCGGGGCTATCAAATGTGTCCGCATTATCCGTCCAATCTTGGCTTGAATATCCCCACGACCTTGCAGAAGCTTGAATATAAGTAATATCAACCACTTGACCTGATGGAACAGTAGTAAGATTAAAACGATTTAAGAATTGATCAGTAAGAGATATTGAAGAACTATTCCCAGAGCTGTCAACGGGGGATGACAAAAAATCCCCTGATATTAATTGTCTTCCATCATAAATAATTTTTGTTTGGCTATCTGGGGTATGACCACCAGAAACCGTAAATACCGTTTGACCTGACACTGTGGTGAAGGATTGATTTTTAATAAATACAAACCGCGCCCAAACAACAGAATTTTGAGGAATATCACTCATTTCAGCAAGTAAAGGATTTGCTTCTATGAATGCGTTATCTAGCTTTGTTTGAGTTGTTGAGTTATTTGGCCTTGGATCAGTTCCAACCGTTGGCCCCTGATTGTTTTCGTTATTCATGTAAATATCAGAGCCGTTAAGCGTTATGATTAACCCGCTTTGACCCGCTGGCCCTTGCACATCAGCCGCAACCGTACCATTACTCTCATTACTGAAAACAGAAAGGTTACCAGAGAAATCTCTAGCTTTGATTTTGTAATAGTGAGTAGAGTTTTGGACCAACCCGCCATGTACTATGTTTGTACCCGCTGATGCCCCTATTTTTGTAAATGTGCCACCACTTGAAGTGCTGTGGTAAACTTCCATAGCTTGAAAGTCTACAGGAGAAGAATAGCCTTCCCAGTTAATTTCTAGTTGTTTAACCCCAGCTATAACTGTTGGCGTTGTAGGTTTGGCTGGCGCTGTTGTATCACCCCCAGAGGTAGCTGTAGCAGTAGAATAAGCCCCTCTAAAACTACTGACTGAGACACTTCTAACTCTTGCAGTATAACTTACCCCATCAACCACTGGTGATAACAGCGCAGAGGTATCTGAACTGATAAATGTTGTTCTGTTTGCGCTACTTGTTTGACCCCACTCTATTTCATAGTGACTGACAAAAGCATTGGTAGGGGCAGTCCAACTAGCAATTAAACTATTTATAACAGTTCCATCACCCTGAACCTCAGATCCACCATCAGATAGGGCAAGGTTTGTAATAGCTGTGCCAGCGGTAATGCTAGGCAGGGTTGTATTGTTGCTGATAATATCTGTTTCTTCAGCGTTCCAATTAAATGCAGCAGCAGATGTTTCTCTTAGCGTAAGAGTTACTCTTAAGTCGCCAGCATCTTGATTAGAGGCAAACTTCCAACCAACAACCTCAAACTCTTTTGCGTTAAATCCATATCGAGCATTGGTAATGCCAATAATATCCCCGACTTCAACCTCAAGCGCCTCTAACCCAAAGTCAGCACTAAAGGTCATTTGCTCACGACCTCTATACAACGTCATCTTGGCAAGCCTTTGTGCCGTTGCAGAGCTTGTCGTAAATGGCAACTGAAGGTCAAGCAACGCTTGTTCCCCATTGTCCTCAGTAACAAATGCAGCGCCTGTAACTTCTGGGTAATCAGCACTGATCCAACCCTGTGAAGCGTCTATAAATGTACCTCTGACAGTGTTAAAGTTATCTCGCATGGTAATACGAGTATCTAAGCTAATCGGACTTCTTAGGTCATCTAGTGTTAATGTTTTAACTGGTGATGAGTAAGCACCAGCTTTTAGCTTCCAGTATCCAGAACCCCAAAATAACGTACCAGCGCAAGCTGTGACCATATCACCCAAAACATCGCCAACAGATCTGTTTGCTTGCACTATGCCGTTGAGGGAGTAGCGCTTTTCTGTGCCACCACCATCTAAAGTAACGTTTTCATCACACTCATTGGCGGCAGCGGAGAAGCTCACATCATCTATAGCACTGTCACTGAGGCCATATGACGAAGTTAAAAAATCACGAATACAAAGTGCAGCATTACTGCTGTAGCCAGTGGATGTTGTTCTAGGGTCGTAAACCTTTTTACCCTGCACAACTGCCGTAACAGTAGGTAAACCATTTACAAACACATCTTGGTCATATTCGTACCTGACGTACAGATAAGCTATTCCTAAACCCTTAAAGGAACTTGTTGCACTGGTTTCAGACACCAAATCACTGTCTGCTGTAGTCTGCGAGCCATCATACTTCTTTATACGGATCTTGCTATCCCAATTAACTTGCTCTGAACCAGAACCTGCTGTTGTGACAAAGTTACCACTGAATGTAGCTATTTGGTCATTAATATAAATATCACCAATCGAGTTTACTTCGTGACCGGCAAGGCAAATTATTTGATGTAGATATACATTGTCAGAGCCAGTAGTTTCATAGAATGTAACTATCCCACCCTTACGAACCTGACCATAAATAAAATCCTGCGGGGCAATTCCAGCAGTGCGATTGACTAGAATGCCCGAGCTATCTAACGCACCAAAATCAGGCTTTGGAGTTAGTGCGTTTAAGGCCCAAGATGTAACGGCTGTGATTGCAAGATAGCCAACAACTCCAGCAACCGTAACACCAAAAGCTACAACGGTAGCAGCAGCAGCAGCACTGCCCCCTAAGCTTGTTATTATAGCTGTTCCAACAGTTACTGGATCTCTAGGAACTCTATCCCAATCATTCCAGTTTTGAACTGTGTAATCACCTAGCTTGTACTTACTCATATCTCTTTAACCCATGCTTGGTGAATGTAATCTAGTGGTAAAAACAACATGCCCTCTTTAGATAGAAAAACAGCTTTAGTGCCAGTGCAGATTCCCATAGCTACGCCTATAATCCATCTCTGTGCCTCTTTGGTTGTAACCAAGGCTCCAAGAGGCGGGATGTGGCCTATACGATGTAGCTTCTTATCTACAGCAGATGTGAAACTAGAAAACCCAAACTCTTTCTTTAATTCACTTCTACGAAAAGTCATTGAACCATTCATATAACGACCAAGCCAATCATCAGCCCAACCTTCACCATACATGGCTTTGTAAGCGTTATTGGTAAATGTAAGACAATCATGTTTACCCCACTCAAAAGACTTATCTCTGACAGATTTGAGATAGTCGTTTAAGCTCTCTCTCTGCCCCATACTACATCCTTGTCTTGTAAATCTGTAACATAACTAAAGAAGGTATCACCAGTATGTCGAGATA